CTACTGTAAGGATCCACTGTAATTGAAGAAGGTCCAAAAGTTGCAAAATATACACGACTGAAGTCCCCGAATAAACCATCAGCAGATGTAATTGGAGGGCCACCAGCAGTAGCAGGAGCATTAGAGAAGTAACCTGGATAACCAGCTAATCTATCATCAGAATATAATGGAGAAACTGATGCAACTTGTGCAGCTCCTTTAATATTTGAATATAAAGCCCATTGGTTAACAAAAGCTAAATTACCATCTAATCCATGATTATCAGCAATAGTTTGGATAGCTTCTAACATATCAGAAGCAGCTCCAGCAGCACCTCCAGCAGCAGACTCAGTAAATGTTAAAGTTCCAGCTGTTTGTACAATTGCAGTTGGAGCAGAAGCAACATTTGCAGAAGCAAACATAGCAGCATCAATTTGAGTTCCCATGTTTCTTCCCATATCTCTCATTACTGATGCTTCAGCAGCAGTTCCGTTTTGAGCTAATATAACATTAGAAAGGTTAGCATAACCAGTTACTCTTTTTGGAGTTAAAGTTACTTTTCCAAAATCAGCACCTCCATCAGCAGCAGCAGCAACTTCTCCAGCCCATGCAACAGTTGATCCTCCAGCTATTGGAAGTACGCTGTCTGCAGCGACTGTTCCTAAATTATTAACTCCGATTCTGTCATAAAGAGCAGAAGCTTGTAAGCTATCTACATAAGCACCGATTGCAGTTGGAGCAATTGCAGAAGTTGCTTGATCAATAGCTCTTTCTTCTTTCATCATTGTTGGAATACCAATTCCTTGAATACTTTTTCTAGCTTCTTTTTCGGATTCTTGATGCATTTCTAACTCCAAGCCACTAAGTTGTCCACCATTTCTTACTTCGTTTATAGCTTTAAATAAACTCCATCCTCTTGTTGCTTTATCAGTGTTTACTTTTTGAACTGGAGTTCCAGCTAACTTAACATTATTTCTAATTTCAGTTTCTACTTTCTCAGCTCTTTCAATCTTTGCAGATAATTCATCTGCATTTTTAAGAAGTGAATCCATTTCATTATTCTCCTCTGAAGTTAAATCTCTTTCTTCTGCTGTTGCAGTTTCTTTGATTACTTCTAAAGAATCAATAATATCATTTCTCATTTCTTTCAATTCAATACTTGATTTCATTTTAAAAAATTTTTTATTATTATTATTTTGTTCGTTTTATTAATTCTATTTTTAGTTTTGCCAACGAACGCGCAACTAAATCGTTTTCCTCTTCTTTTATTTCTTGTTTTTCTTTATACATTGCCAAACCTCTTTGAGCTACTACTAAATCAGAATCCGCTTGACTGTATGCTGCATAAACTACAGGAGATACGTCATAAAGTCTATCAATAGAAGTTATTGTTCTAATATCATTTCCATCTTCATCTGTACTCCATTCATCTTCAGCAACAGTAAAAGCAAATGAAGATTGTGAAATGTTTCCGTTCTTCATATTGATAGCAAGATCTTTTCCATAAGATGTTTCTGGAATAGAGAAACTATAGCGTAAACCTTTTTCATCAACAGATAAATCTAAAGTTCCTGCACTTTGTCTTGCCAAAATTAAATTTGCGTCATGATTTATGAGGGCTCTTGTGTCAGATTTTTCAATAGTTTCTTGACTAATAGCAGTTGGAGAAATGTATTCATAGAAATTTCCGAGATTTTCGGATCTACTATTAAATATACTTCCATATCCAACAACCACTTCTTGGCCATCTTCTTTTGTTTCAAATCTGTTTTCAATGTTAAATAATCTTTTTTCCATAATTGTGTTATTAAATTTTTTATCCCAAACTTTAATTTTTGTTTTTTCTTGATTCTCTTCTAAGTAATAATCTTCATTATCTTTTTCTGCTTCCTCTTGAGTTTCATATTTACATTCTCCAGTTTCTCCCCACTTCCATAATCCGTTATTACATTCCTCAGCTGGCATCTTCGTCTTGTCCTATTTTATCAATTGTAGTCATATTCATCTGGATATAGTTGCTATCGCCATCAGTAACACGATTAAGATCTTCTTTTGTTCTCACCTCATTTATGGTCATCCATCCGTTTGTAATTGCAGTTTTATAATAGTCTGCTCTATCTTTTACGTTTCCTCTAAGTAATCCGTTTACATTAAATTTAATATATTCTCTTCCAATGTTATTTCTTCTGAATAATTTTAAACTCATCTCCAATTCTATCTTTGATATATAAGGCATTAAAGAATAAGAAACAAATTCCTGTGATTGCATTTCTATATTGTTAAAAGAACTTGCTGAGAGGTCTTTGAGTAAGTGAGGCGGAAGTCCAAAAATACGTGCCACTTCTTGGATTGAGAATTGTCTTGATGCTAAAAATTGAGCTTGGTCGGGGGTTACTGAAATACTTTTGTATTTCAATCCCTCCTCTAAAACTGCCGTTTGGTTGCTACCATTTAAAGTTCCATAATTTTTATTAAAGCTATTCCTTAATCTATCTATGGCCTGTTCTGACAGTGCTCTATCTGATTCCAATATCCCCGACATTTTTCCTCCGTTACGAAAAAATGTGCTTGAATAGGTCTGCACATCCATGCCCCATCCAATTGCATTTTTACATTGTTCAATTGGAGAAAGTCCTGTTATTCCATCTGGTCCTGTAATCATTTTAAAATGAAGTATATTTTCTGAGTCATGAGTTTCCCCAGACTTATCATCTGAATAATATAATTTGTTATCTAAAGTGTAAGTTTCTACATCTCCATAATTCAATGGTAGCAATTCAAGAACTCTTCCGTTTCTATTTCTTACAATTTGAACATAAGAATTTCCATCTGATAACATATCCATAATAATCTTTTCATAAAAAGTTATTTTGTTTTGATATGTATTAGGTTGATACTTAACTAAAAAAGAAAGATCAGAAACAACCTCAACATTATCTCCATTATTTTCTCTTCTAAAAACTCCAACAGGCAAAGTTGAAATACTTTCAGAAAGTAATCTCATTGCAGCCCACACAGCTGAAAAAGTTAATGCAGTTTCTGGAGAAACTTGTGTTGATGGTCCATAAGGAAGTGTGTAATTTATGCTTCTTTGTTCTTTTTTCTGAGGTGTTGAAAAGATGTTTTGAATTGATTGCAGTATGCCCACTATATAATTTTTTGCAATTATACTATTATTTTGTTCTTTTGTTGTGTAACATTGTTTCCTTTATTTTTCTATCTCTACAAACTCTAAAAGAATTATAATCTGAATATTTTCTTTTTCCAAATAGTTCAATATGATTCTGTTCTACTGCCTCATAAGCTCCTTTGAGAGTCTTGTGTTCTTTGGCCTTATCCCAAAACTCTCTCACAAATCCATCTGCTGAATATATATATATCATAACATTAATAATCCTCTATCATCATAAATTGAACTATGTCCTCCCTCAGTCATATAAGATCCAAGAGCCATCACTAAAGCAACTGTTCCATCAATCTTTTCACTACTCTTTTTCTTGCTTGCTTTTATATTTCCTGCAGCATCTTCTTCCATTACAGTGTTTGCTATCATCCATTTTAAGACTGGATTTCCATCATGTATAATTTCTTTTCCTAAAATTAAAGCCTCTAATTGTTTTGATGGAGCACTCATACTAACAAATCCTTGTCCAAATGGCTCCATTGGTACCCCTTCATTTTGTAAGTCAATAACTAATTGAGATGCGTTCCATCTATCATAACAAATAGATTGAATTAAATATTCTTTTCCTAAGTCTAATATTTTCTGTTTTATAAAATTGTAATCTGCAACATCTCCACTGGTTGCAATAATATGATTATCCCGCACCCAAGTTACATAATCAACTTTATCTCTTTCACTTCTTTTTTTTGCATTCTCTTCTGGAATAAAAAAGTATGGAACTATAATAAATTTTTCATCTTCTTTAAATAATAAAACCAGAGCCGATATATCTCTTGTTGATGCAAGATCCAATCCAACATAACATTCTTTATTCTTTAATTTTTGTAAATCAACTTCTCCTTCACAAAGTTCCCATTCTTTTGCACCTATCCAAGCTGTTTGAGAATCCGTCCAAATGTTTAACATTAATCTCTTAAAAGTATTTTGATAAGATGGAACATCAACAGCCCTTTGAGATTCTCTCTTCATATATTCTTTCCGTAAACTTATTCCATAGTTTGGATTGGCTTTTTTCCATACCTCTTCATCAGTTATATCTGAATCCAACTCAGCCTCAAAGATGGCAGAATAGAAACTATCATCAACTATAAGTTTATCTTTAACTTGTTTTGCATAATTATATACCTCATAACAAATAGAATTTTTATCATATCCTGCTGTTGTTATACTAATAAAAAGAGGCTCAATTCTAGCACCCGTGGATGTTAAAAGAGTATCATATAAATCTCTATTTTTTGCAGTGTGTAATTCATCATAAATTATACAGTTAGCGTTGAATCCGTGTTTTGTATTGGAGTCTGAAGATATAGCTTGAAAGAAATTTCCCTTACTTTCGTTTGTAATTGAGTTTCTAAATACTTTTGCTCTTGATGATAATTCTTTATTATTTAATATCATTCCTTTTGCGATTTCAAATACCAGTCCACTTTGTGCACGATCACTGGCCGCACAGTAGATTTCACTTCCTCTCTCCTTATCCATAAAGAGCATTAGTAGTGCAACAGAACTTGCTAAGGTTGTCTTTCCGTTCTTTCTTGGAACTTGAATATAAGCCGTTCTATATTTCCTTAATCCATTCTCTTGTTTCCAACCAAACAAATCTCCAATTATTTTCTTTTGCCAATCTTCTAAAAGTAAAGGAGTTCCGCTTAGTTCGCCTTTTGTATGACTACAAAAAATCTCAATAAAATTTATTGCCTTTGAAGCGGCTTCTTTGTCAAAATAAAACTTAGTCAAAATAATTATTTATCTGAGTATTGTTAGTAGTAACTGGAGCAGCAATTGACGCTCTGGCAACTGGCGTGAGTCCGAACTGGGCAGCCAATTTAAGACTGTTATTCAAAGCATCATTTTTCATTTTAACTAAAGGAGATGCTTGCCTTCTTAAAACTATTCCCTCTGATGATTGAAACTCATCTATTCTGTTTTCTTTTCTGAGCTTCATTTCACATTCCAAGTATAAACTTATCTCATTTGCATAAGCTTCTACTAATTTTAAATCAACTGAGTAAAGCATTTCTAAATTAAAAAGTTGAGTTGTTACCTTTTTAAATTCTTTCTTTCCAATTTCAGATAGCCAATCTGGAACTTCTGGCAATTGAGAAACTTGATCTACTACCATTTCATTTTCAATGGTGCGACTTTTCTCAACAGTTCCCTGCATCTCCTTTATTTTTGTTGGTGTTTTCTTTCTTCCTTTAGCCATTTTTATCATTTTCAGCTTTAAAACTTGTTCCAAAACCCTTATATTTAGTAGTATCTTTCATGTATTTTCCACATTTACAAAGAGCCTCTTTTACAATAAATTTTTCTTTTTTAAAAACTAAAGTTTGTTTCAAAATATTTTTTTCACACTTACATTTTTCACATCTAAACTTAGCCATTATTGGTTGGTTTTAGTTTGAACTTAAACTGAACATAACGTAAAGCTCCAATTTTACGTGTAACAACAGAAAGGACACCAACGTCTCTTTCCCTTTCCA